GAGGATTATTATATTGCCAGAGGAGTTAGTTATACAGCTACCACTCGTAAAGGCGACTGTGGTTCTATTTTGGGTGTTTTAAACCCTAATGAGCCTCGTCGTAAGATCTTTGGTCTTCACGTAGCTGGTTCCCCCACTATGGGCAAGGGCTATTCTTCAACATTCTGCGTTGAAGACATTACAGAATGTCTCAAAAATGTTAAAGAAGCTAATCTTATTGTTACCGAAATGCAATGTTATTCTTTAGATGGATCTAGCAATCTTGTTGGTGATGGTAGATTCGGTTACGTCCGTACAGTAGATCAGTCACCAACTTTAGCTTCTAAAACTAAGTTGATGCATAGTAATTTGTATGGTTTGATCACAAAAACATTTACCAAGCCAGCTCATTTGAAGCCCAAAAGAATTGATGGTGTTTTAAACAATCCTTGGGAGGTTGCATTGAAGAATTATTCTTCAGTTTGGCCTGTGATGGATAGAGATATCATCAATGATGCTACAGAAAATTACAGAGATTTTCTATTTTCTGCCAGTGAGAGACCTCAGGAAAAGCGTTTGTTTTCTTTTGAGGAGTCCATTGTAGGTATTCCTGGAACAGAATTCGATTCTATCAATCGAAGAACGTCTCCTGGTTATCCCGCGGTGGTTCTTGATCCTAAAGGAAATAAAGGAAAAACTTGGTATTTTGGTGATGGTGACGAATTCAACTTAGGTAGCGAATCTTGCATATCTTTAAAAGAAGATATTGAACTTAGTATTGTTAGAGCTGAAGGTTTGATCAGAGATGAACATATCTTTATGGATTGCTTAAAAGACGAACTTCGTCCCATAGAGAAAGTAGATGAGTTCAAAACTCGTTTAATTTCAGCCTCACCATTGAAGTTGTTACTTATGTATCGTATGTACTTTGGAGCTTATATGTTATGGTATAAGATTAATCGTATTGACAATCAGAGTGCTATTGGTGTTAATGTATTTTGTGAAGAATGGGATTTAATCGCTAAGAAATTTAGCAGATTATCTCCCGGTTCTTCGAGAGGCATTGGCGCCGGTGACTACTCCAAGTTTGATGGTTCAGAAAAGCCTATTATTCACAATAAAATTCTTGAGGTTATCAATGAATGGTATGGAGATTGTACAGAAAACCAGAATGTTAGAAAAGTTTTATGGATGGAATTAACTAACTCTTTACATATTCAAGGAAATTGCATTTACGAGTGGTATACTTCTCTTCCTAGTGGGCATCCTTTGACTCCTATTGTGAATACTATGTACAATGGTATCGCTTTTCGTTATTGTTGGATGCGTGCACATCAAGATACTCCAGACATGTATAAGTTCAATGAGAAATGTTATTTGATTGCTTTAGG